AGTAAAAGTTTAGCATATTTAATAAGTAAATCAATACAAAAAAAAGGAATACCAGCAGCAAGTTTTTATACACAACCGTTAAGTTACAGTTTTAATTTGTTTCAAAAGGAGTTAGTAAAAAATTTCAAAACAGATATATTAAACGAAATAAAAACATTTAAGAAATAATGGCATTAGTAATACAACAAAAACCAAGATACAGGTTAATACCAGCAGCTAGTAATATAATATATACGTTATACGATAGCACAACTATAAACCCAAATAATAATAAATTTAAGATTAAGTATATTGCAGAAGTTTACGTAAGTAAAAAAACAAGTAATATAATTTCTAACGAAAATAGAGTAGGTGTATTAAAAGTAACACCAAACGGTGAAGGTTACGGTATATTTGATTTTGCACCAACTTTACAAAATTACGTAAGACCAGATTATACAGGTGGTACAGTACATAACGTAAACAATAATTTTTTTAGTCAATATAACGGTACTAATTTTTCAGAAACTACACCACATACAATACATCAAATAGACGATTTTAGTACAAATAGAAATAGTGTAAGGTTTTTTGCTATAAGGTTTAATATAGAAGCTTCAGATAGTATAACAGGTAACGTCACAAAACAATATACAAGTAATACTATTGCAGATACTTGTTTAATGTACAACGGTGTATTACATGACACAGATATATTAGCTATGAATAGTAACGGTGATTTTGGATTTAATTTACAACACGAAGGTTTTATAATGAATAGTAATACAGACAAGTTTTTAACAAACGCACCTGTAAAACAATATATACGTGAAAACGATTACTGTACACTAAGTTATTTTAGTCAATATAATTTTGACTTTTTAGTAGGTAGTGCAGGTTTAACAAACCCATCAGTTAAATTTATTAAAATACAATTTTATTATAATGGATCTACTACAGGTTCGTTAATAACAAAAACTATACAATCAAGTACAGGTGGTCATTCGGGTTACATGAATGACAGTAATGTTAAACTACAATTTGCAGGTATTGGTACAGGTAATTTAGTAGGTAGTGGTGAAACTTTACCGACTAACTGGGATTACTATACTGTAACAGCTTTTGATAGTGGAGACAACCAAATAAGTAAATCATACGAATTTTACAAACAAACAGAAGACTGTAAAAACTATGAAACATTACGTTTAACATGGTTGAATAAGTTTGGTGTATGGGACTACTACAATTTTACAAAAAAATCTATTAGAACCTTTAATACTAATAGAAAATCATATACACAAATAACTGGTAATTGGAATAGTACAAAATTTAGGTTAGATGGACAACAAGGCGGTACAAAATATTTTAATAATTCTATACAAGAAAGTATATCATTAAATACAGAGTATATAACAGAAGAAGAGGCAATTTGGTTAGAAGACTTATTTATAAGTAACGATGTTTACATATTAGAACAAAGAAGTACAGACAATACAAGTCAAGGTTACATGAGAAAATATATAAAACCGTGTACAATTACTAATAATAGTCATATACGAAAAACAAAAGCTAACGATAGGTTAATACAATATAACTTTAATATAAATATAGACAAAACAAAGAAAACACAATTAATGTAATGAGTTTACAACTAATATTATATCCACAAAACTTTCAAGGTCAGTATAGTACAGTTAGTACACCTTATTTTACTGAATATGTTAGTGACTTTTCATACAATTTAGGTTTGTCAGGTGCAGGTTTTAGTGGTTCTGCAGTAAGTCAAAGTAATGTATTAACAAATTTAACACCTTTGAATATTTGGCAACAGTATAATGTGACAGGTGGGGGTTTTACAAGTGCTAACGCAGCAACTTTTGCAAGTGGTAAAGTAACATTAGATAGTGCAAGTAGTACAAGTTTAACAGGTATTTACCAACTTATTTCAAATTTACAAATAGGTTCTACATACGTATTAAATATAGAACGTCTAGCAGGTACGACAGGTGTAGTTACTATAGGACATAGTTCAAATTTTACAGTAAGTAACACAGTATACGAACCTATATTATTTACAACTTTATCTAACACTGTAGGTACACATACATTTACATTTACAGCTACAAATACAGACATGGTTTTTTTATTAAATTATGTAAATGACGATAATACAAATTTAGAAATAGGTAGCGTATCTATAAAAGAAAGTATAGGTAGTGCACCAACTGTAGATGTGTTCAAAGATGGACAAATAATATGTGACTTATACGATGAAAACAGTATACCTTTAACTTTATCTATAGATGACTTCAAAAATGTACATGAAAAAAAGCAAAGTTTTAGTAAACCTTTTAAGTTACCAGCAACTAAAAGAAACAATCAAATATTCAGTAGTTTATTTGACGTAACAAAGTCTGTAAAAGACGATGTATTTTCTTTTAACCCATATAGAAAAACTAAGTCAATATTAAAAGAAGACGGTTATACAATATTTGACGGTTATTT